TTTCCCTTTGTCAATTTTTCCACTTGCGATGCATTTAGTTCAAGCGCTTTAGCCAGATTAAGACCGTCACATTTTCCTGACTCGTAATCGTCTGCCAGTCCGATTTGCATTTCCAGTAGCGCTATGGTTTTCATGGCCGCAGCTGACTCTGTTTCGTCTAGCGCACCGAATTGCATTAACTTCCTGCGCACTTCGATGCCGGTTTTCGCTGCCATCCTAACTGACTGCATCAGGTGCAGCACAACGTCTCGTGCGGTTATTTCCTTATGTTCGTTGTCGTTTAGCATTCCTTACCTCCAGCATCATCAAATAATTTTTATACGCGTTAACAGGGCTTGATCCAAATGCACGAACCCCTGCGAATTCTGCGCACATCCATAAGCCAGTATTCCTTCCCTTTACGATGTGAGGCTTCATTTTGACACACCCCACTTATTTTGCTCGCTTATGGCATGCATGGCTTTTATGTAGCCTGCGTCATAGCCTTCTCTGTATTTTAGTATGCGTACCCTTTCCACTTCTTCCTTCCAGTAGCAAACATCACAAAGATGCTCGTTTACTCCTATCTTTCTCCCGTTCTGGCCGGGATTTATAGCGTGACTTCCACACCTAGCGCACTTATTCATTACCCTTGCCTTTATCTGCGTCATCATCATCGCTGTGATTCATGACGACATCCCAAACGATGTCAATGGCATTGGCAATGCCATACACAACACCTTTTTCGAAATCATCGTTCCAAGTGTCGTCAGCATCGTGCAGCGCCCTATCCAGCTCGTCAATAATCTTATGCAATATAGCGCTCATTATTTCACGTCCTTTGTTTTATCCATGACACCGTCACGCTTTCCTGCTGCGATGAAATTTTCTAGCACTTCAATTGCGTCCTCAAGTCCAGACAAGTATCCAGTAGGGTAGTTAGCCCCCTCCCACCGCCCATCCTTGTAACTTGCATGCATTTCTATCAGTTCTTTAAGCGCAAGTTTAATCATGTCCACTATCCTTGATCGTGTAATGCTTCGGATTTTTGTCTTTGTGCAATTCCTTCAGCCTCTGCACATGTGGCGTTAGCGAGTCCACAGTTTTACGATAGTCTATCTTGTACGCTCTGTCATCCTCAAAATTTCCAGCCGACATGGAATCTACAATAATCGCCAGCCCAGCCAGTAGAGCCGATAGGTGAGGCACTCCATCGTCCGGGTCAACTTCCTCACCCTCCCACCAGGCATCGAGATGGCGCCTTAATGCATCATAGTAAGTTGAGGCCTTGACCCCTGTTGGCCGGAAGTTGCTGCGGCCGTACTTGAGCGCCCCGTTAAGCAGGCCGATACACCCGTATGCAGTAGCAGTTGTTGGCCAAAGGTGCATTGGCAGCTTGTTGCTGCCGATTGCTTCCTTTGGGTTGGTTTCTTTGGTTGTCATTGGCCGATACCTAGATGGAAGTGCCTGTTAATGGAGTTTACGTGCATATCCACAGTAGCTGCGTCCCTCCATTGCGTAAATGAATATTCTGGGCCATAACCATCAATGTCAAATACGCTGCCTGTAATTCGTTCCTCAACCTGCAGTACAAGTACTTCCTTACGAAATAGGCGATGTTGCGCTCTGTATCTGGTTTGCCCAGTAAGTACTACAGTCTCTGTTTTCATTCTTCAATCTCCAGTGGAAACACTCCGATGATAGAAAACGTTTCGCGAACAGTAGCAGCAAACTATCTAGCTTTTTGCTCACTATCGAACAGCTGCTCCATCACTTGCCTGATACCTTCAGTATCCTTAATCACCACAACCCACACAGTGCGCTTTTTCAGCACTTCGAATAAATGTCCGTATGGGCGACCATTCATGTAAAGCGTGCGTCGATTTCCCCAGTGTAAACCACGCCATCCGCCGTGATTATGACTATGCTTTGCTCACTGCTACCTCTTGCGTTGTAAATGATACGGTCAACTGGCTCGCCTGCATCAGTGGCAAGCGCAGCCCCAGCCAGCGCACGTACTAAATCAAATGGTTTCATTTTACTTTCTCATGTCTTATATATCAGTTATAGACAATCTCACACAAAAAGCAACCTACATCGACAGCGCAGACGTACACACAGCCCTAGCCGCAAGATCGCCAGACGCAACAAGCTTCAACTGGTCGCTAGGCAGTGACGCTACCATCTGATTCTGCACGTCAGGAATGTAAGAAGCGCACTCGTTGCCATCGGTGAAAGCCTTGAGTTTCGACTCATGCACAATGACGCCTTGCGCTGTGAACAGGTAAAACACTAGTGTGTATATCATTGTAATCTCCTATGCCAAAATGGCCGCTACAGTATCAATCGCATCTTCTAGCGTATCTACCCTGAAGCCGATTGCCTCTGAAATCATGCAATGCTCGTGGATGTTTCCTTTCTCCATGATGCAAACGATTGGAGTGCGCTTAAGGTCTGCCCACGCGATTTCCATCACCGTACCAACAGACACGCGAGTTGCGCCAAGAAAGTTAACCAACAGCACGTCACATCGCGTTGCGTCGAAGCGGTCGCGCGTCATTATTCCACGTGGGGTTGATAGTGGTGAGTAGTGAGCGTAATCATCAGCTGTTGCGCTAAGCTGGCCGTGTCTCCGCAGGAACTGCTTGTGTCTGAGTGGGCTCAGTGCAACGATTCCGTATGGCTCAAGCAAGTCCTCTGCCGTATACCTCCAGTCCTCGCTATCATCGTAAGTGAGTCCAGATATCGGCCCTGCAAGGTATACCGTTTTGCTCATGCTTTGTCCTCCAGCAAATCTCCTATTTTTGCGTGCAGCGCAACAAGTTCAGCACGGCTTAGCGTAACATCAATACTTGAGCTATAAGCCCCACGCGCGAAATCAATCTCTAGGTAAAATTCTTGTTTTCGCGTCCCAAGCGTTATTTCCAATGAACCTGCGCTTTGCATTGCAAGATAATTTGACATCTCATTCTCCTTGTTGGTTGCTTATGCCGGCTTGGTTACGTATGGCTTATTGCATACGTACACGTGCTGCACTATGTAATCTGCTGACTCTTTTACGAAGAGCGCCTCGCCACGAGAGACAATCACAAAGGCTCCATCATTGTGTTGATTGAATGATACAATATTCGATGTATTGATATATAATTCATCGTCAAACAGCGAAGTCAGCTTAATAAATTCCATCTCATTCTCCTTTGTGTGCTTTACACATTGCCATCAGCATTGATTTATGCTCAGTCCAAAATTCCAGCGCACCATCGTCCATCTTTGATATTTCTTCGTCGGCAAACCCCTCCCATTCTGCGTGCGTAAAGCACTTACACCCAAGTCGCATGTGATTGTCAGATATCAGGCACCAGTACTTAATCCCGCACAAAGTCAATGTAGTCTTACGTAGCGGATCACCGTACAGGTCGGCACCGCGCAGGTCGGCACCGCACAGGTTGGCACCGCGCAGGTCGGCATCGCGCAGGTCGGCACCGCGCAGGTCGGCACCGCACAGGTTGGCGCCGCGCAGGTCGGCACCGTACAGGTTTGCACCTCGCAGGTTGGCATCGCACAGGTTGGCACCGTACAGGTTGGCATAGCTCAGGTCGGCACCGCGCAAGTTGGCACCGTACAGGTTGGCACCGTACAGGTTGGCATCGCGCAGGTCGGCACCGCGCAGGTCGGCACAGCACAGGTTGGCACCGCGCAGGTCGGCACCGTACAGGTTTGCACCTCGCAGGTTGGCATCGTACAGGTTGGCGCCGAGCAGGTCTTTAGCGTCAAGCTCAAGCAACAACTCCCCGCTGGCGTTTAGTATCTTAATCATCTCAGTCTCCTGTTGTGTATCTGCAGCATAGTACACGAAACACATCAAACCAAGGTAATTCCTACCGAACCGTGGTATTGCTCAATCTCAACTGGCTTCCAAGGTTCCTGCGAAAAGTCGTATCCTTTTGCCAGCAAGTATCCGTCAAGCCAGTCAGCGTACCGCTGCACTCCATCGCTACCAAGCGCCGTTGCTGGTTTGAATGGGTTATCAGTTGCTTTCATTCCGGCTTTGGCCGCACCAGTTCCCATGTTAAATGCCAAACTATTTTTTTTCATGGTCGTTCCTCCAGTGAATCTCTAGCCCATATTTCAGATTTATCTCTTGCGCCCTTGGCCCTTTGGCACTTGTCGTTACCGTTACACGACCACGATGAGAAGAAGTACTGCGGACGTAACTCATACCAATGCCATCGTCTGTCGTAGTCCATTGCGAGATAATTTGCCCACTCTGGCGCGTCCTTCCAGTCCGGTTTCATTGCATTTCCTCCAGTGTCTCGTACCAAGGAACCGATCCAAGAATTTCAAATCCGGCGTACACCATTCTACCGTTGCTACGCCATACATTTCGCTCTCGACCCTGTATGCCAGTTGACACTATTGGAAATGGTATATTCTCGTGCCAGTACACCTCACCGCTATGGTCTCTAGCACGATACTTAGCCCAGCTTGGCTTTTCCTTCCAGTCATCTTTCATGATTTGCCCTTTCATCTGCCGTGAGCTTTCTTTAGGTCTTTCTGGAAAATCATCGCTTTTTCAATCTCAGTGGCAGTAAGGTATTTTCTGTTGCTAATATACACTTCAAGCATATTGTACATGTCGTAATAATCTTCCAGAGTTTCTAAAGTTATAGTTATCGGTGTGTATTGATATGTCTGAATTTTAGATATATTCATTTTCATTCACCTTTCATCGTGTTATTCCAAGCACGCACGGCTCCAAGAGCCGATATCTGGCTTGTACCAGTGCGACTGCAGCTTAGGCACGTCACAAAAAAGATCGTGCGGCCCTCGTACCTCATGGTGTCGCGCACAACCAGTGGGTGCCGATAGCCGCACTTGCATGGCCCGGGGTCTGCGTATTCGATGGCGCTTTTCATGTCGAGCAGTTCGTTGAAAGTATCTACAATATATAGCCATAGTGCTTTCAGTTTTGTCATTACATCACCTCTCTGATATTTACCGTGTGGCGCTCTACCTCTCCGTACTCTTTGTGCATTACGATGCACTTGCTGTCCTGACCAGATCGATATCCTCCCCATGCTGCATATGCATCCTTTGCGGCAAGAGTTCTGAATGACTCAACCTTTACGCCCGGATACTCCTTTAGCGTGTCGTGGTGGATATGACCAGTCATCCAGTAGCGATGCTCAGTCTCACCCCAGTCCCTAGCGCGATCAGCTGCCATAACCCCAGGAAGTCTATCAGCCTTGCATGTATGTCCGTGGTGAGCGCCAATCAGCACTTTGCCGAATCGCACGTAATGGAACGGTGCCGGGCTAATGTCAATAATGACTCGTGGCTCATTTTCGTAGATGTTAGCAAGCGCGACTGAAAGGAACATTGCTCCTGTATCGTCATGATTTCCGATTACGTTGATAACCCTAACCGTTCCGTGAATTTCCAGCGCTGACTCGATCATCCGCCGCATGATCTTCATGCCTACTCGGATCATCTTTGAATATCTGCCGTCTAGGTCAAGGTGGTGGCCAGAACGCTGTGTCACACCTTCTGTGTTGTCGGCGTGGAAAAAGTCACCCAAGTTTAATATTACAGCTTGCTTGCAATGCGGTGCAGTGCGAACAAGTCGATCAAACACCTCTGTAAACTTTGCCTCTGCAATCTTTAGATCCCAGTCCTCTCCGCATTCCTCGCCCCACGCCATCATCCCAATATGAGGGTCTCCAAGTGGGTACACCGCCATCAATTCGTCGTGATACTTTGCAAGCTCTTTACCTGACAAGGTTTTTCGTGGCTCTAAGCGTGGAACGTCATCTGTCAGGGCCTTAATTGCCTCTTTCATCAACTCCAATTGCTTTTCTTTGGCGATGTTTGTTTTAGTCCACAGCAGGCTGCCGTCTGGCTCTTTCGTCATGCGCGAAGTGCCAGTCACAAAGTGTCCGGCTGGCACGGCTGAATCGAGATTGTTCTCAGGGTCTTTGCCAGACATCGCGGCCCGCTGCTGCACCTTGTGGAAAATCTCGTGCACGCTTGTGTATGCAGAGCCAAGCGCTTTTGCCGCCGCTCGCAATGACCCGTGCTCGATGACAGCAAGCACAACTTCTTTCTGGCGATTGGTTACACAGAAGTCAAGATATTTTTCGTTGATATTCATGCTTTCCCCTGTTTAGTCAAAGTAGCCGTAGTCGGCCGCGTAAAAGTCTTTCGTCTCGTTTGCTACTGAGTCGTAGCCATCAAGCCAGTTGTCCTTGTCTGGCGAGAAATGGTGAGGACAGATACCCCTGTCCACACCAAGCATTGCAGCTGCTCGGCCCTCGCTGTAGTGCAATTTTTTCAGCGCATCGCTGATGCCTTCATAAGTGAGGGACGCCATGTTTACTCTCCTATGTCAGAATGGAATTGAGTCGTCATCAAAGTCAACATCTCTATCTACCTTCTTTTGCGTGCGTTGTGGCTTGTCATCTTGCGCATAATCGCCACCAGACTTGCCGCCAAGCATCTGCATGCGATCACCCTTAATTTCTACGCTTACCTTTTCGTTTCCTTCCTTATCCTTGAACTTCTTGGTAACGATAGACCCCTCCACGTAAACTTGCGAGCCTTTTGTCAGGTACTTGGCTGCCACATCTGCCGTCTTGCCGAAGAATACAACGCGGTGCCACTCAGTGGTTTCTACTTTCTGGCCAGACTTATCCTTGTACGAGTCTGTTGTGGCGAGAGAAAATGTCACCACAGAGTCTCCAGATGGAAGCTGCCTTGCCTCTGGATCGCGACCCAAATTGCCCACCAAAATCACCCTGTTTACTGATGCCATATTAAATCTCCTGTTAAGAAAGTTCAGTCTTGCGTTTGTCGTACATAACCTTAATTTTTTGCTGCTGTAGCGCACTTGCCTTTTTCCACGATGCTGCGAACACTTTTTGCAGCGACTCGATGCTATCAGACTCTGTTATTGCCACCTCCAAATCCTCAAGCGATACCTCAGACTTAACTTCGCTGGAAAACTCCTTCCTTAAGTCATTTACATACTTGTTATCATCAAACTTTCCCAAGAAAACATCTGCATTAAAGCCCAAGTGGGACAGTCCCTTGGTAAGCGCGTCGGTGGTTGCTTTTTTGGGTGCGTCATCATCTAGCCTTCCCTTTGCGCCAATCATTTCAGTCACTCCCCTTATCGGGCCGTACTTGTTTGCTCTGCTGCCATGCCATATCGTCACGTCAGCAACGGCAAGCAGGAAGCTGCCAGCGGTGATTGTAGAGTGCTCTACATCATACCCCCAGCCAACACCAACTGCACCAAACTGCTGCGTTGCACTCATTATCTGATAGTGCGCATCAATTGCTGTAAATTTACGCCCTATTGATACTGTCTTTGTGTGGTTTGGGTCTGTTTTTGACACGGCATCCCATATCTTCATTGTTTCCATGCTGATCCCCTATTTGATTTGCAGGTTATGCTTTTCGACAAGAGTCGCACCATCAATCGCGATGCCTTGCTTTAAGTCCTGACCGATCAGCCTCTTGTCTACCGACTCAACAACGCTCTGCTTGATATACTGCGGTGGTAGCTTTGATTCGTCGTCGATCTGCACTGACGTGCTCTTTCGTGAACCCAGCTTAACTTGCGCGTCGGACGGCCACCTGTCTTGCTGCGAGCACATGCTAAGCAGGTACTCAGAAAGATACTCTGCGCGCTTATCGAGCCGCTTCACCCTGTCCTGCATGGGCGTCATGGCAGACTTTATCGCATCACGCTCAGCTTCCAGCGACTTGATGTACTTCGCGACATTCAGCGCCTTGTCGTCAAATGACAGCGCGAGAGAATCAATCCTTGCGCCATATGCCGCGTCGTCAATCTCGCCGGTTTCCAAGTCAATTCCAGGCGCTGACAGCTGCTCGAACAGGTCTTGTGAGATTTGATACAGATTCATCGCATCGCTCCTTTTGCGTAGTCATTTGACGCCTCATCCTCTAGGCACCACAGCAGGCCTCTAGCTGCCGTTAAGTCGCCGCGCTTAACCTCTGCCAGTATCATTTCATTGAGCATCAGCGTGCGCTCGTTGCGGCCTACCATATCGTTTAAGTCGTACTCTGCAAGATATTCTGCCTTGGCCGTGTCGAAGTCATCAAACTCACTATCTAGCGATGCAAGATCATCGTAGTGCCTTGCGGTGTCAATTTCTACACTCATGTCGCCTCCTTACCAATTCCTTATTTGTGCGTATAAGACCGCTGGAACATAACAGCGATGCGCGGTGCGATCCTGCACAACCCAACTTTCGGCTGCAAGTTGCTGTTCTCGTGCTTCCACGCTTTCAGCCATGCATCGCGCCACTGTGTACTGTAAGGGTCTTTGGCCCATGTCCTGTCTGCGTAGTCTTTCATGATCATTCTCCTGTATAGTGCTCAGCCAGATAGTAGCACCCGTCATCTGCATCATTAAGCCTGTCTGACTGCTCTAGTGCCGTAGCGCGATCAAGAATAACTTCCCACGTCCCGGCGTTTCCGGCAAGCCCCGCTACATACCCAACTGGCTCGAAGTCGCGTTCCGAGTACCGCATAACTGCGAACGCCTTGCCTGCGATATCTGGAAGTTGCTCTGGTTCAGCGTGGTAGTGACCAGAAAACTGATCCATGCTACATTTAACCCTCATAAATAGCATCGGAATCGCATATTTTTCTAGCAGTTCATCAAACATGTCGTGGTTGCCTTTGTGTGCATATTTGTCCATTGGGAAATTCATTTCATTCTCCTGCTGATAGTTACTCTTCTATCTGCCACAGTACGTCTGTAGCAAAGCCGCTAATACGCACCAGATTTCCGTTTTCATCAGTACGGCTTATCGTGACCCAGTCACCGCTGTCTGGAAGTCCATCAACAACTCCTATGCATGCTTTGCCGTCAACAAATCCCTCAATTGCCACCATGAACTTTTCCATAAGTCCCTCCGCCATATAAGTTAAGGCGATACCGCCATGCTAGCCACCCGCTCATAACGACTGGCTAGAGTTGCGATACTGCTTGTAATCGCTCGATTACAGTCCTATCGCTACCGGGTTCTTCCCGGAAGCACTACGCTGCGATAATTGTCTTCCCTGCACGTAGGTAGTTCTCTTGAGTTGTTAAAGACCAGTGGGCTTCTGTGTTTCGTCGCCCTATGACTTCAATATAGCAAACAAAAAATACTGCGCAAGTTTTTTTTCAAATAAAATTAAAATATTTACAAATCAACAACATATCACTCGTATCGCAGCAGTTCTGCGACTGCTTTTTCTACGTCTTCCTCGCTTTTGTACCCTGCTTGCTGCATTACGCGCGACCACACCACAGACAGTATCGACCGGTACACATCATGGAACTCGCTTTCCGACATCTTTGCAAAGCTAAGCGATTGAGACTCTAGCCTGACCTCTCCCTTTATGTTGACGCTTGACGTATAGTGCCCAGCCAGTATCGTCAGGTCTTTCCTGAATCGGTCAAAATTCTTGGATACCATCTGCCCTTTGTACTCAAGCGTAGGCGCATCCCAGCAATCAAACGCAAGCTTGAATAGCGCAAACATCTTACGGTGGAAAGAAATGTTTCGCGCTCGCTTGATATTTACTCTAACGGTGTCTCCCACTGGAATCTTTTTGAGTTCATTTGCCGCCTCAGAGTCAAAAGGCACAAGCTTTCCAAAGTCATCTCGTATCATAAGCACTTCAGACATTTCGCGCTCCTAGTATATGTCGCCACGTGACCCGCGCTTTTGCGCCATCTGCTCAAGGCCTTCTGTACGCTGCTTTGCTGAAAGGAAGTCGTCTAGGCTTCCCGGACGTAGCCTTCCTCCTTTGTACTCAGCGACAGCCATGCCTATCTCTCCAAGCCTAGCACCGACTACGTGTAACTCAGTCCAGCCCGACAAGTCTCCTTCTCGGTGACTCAGCACGCCGATCAGCATGTCGCTATCCTTCTCAATGCTAGACGACTCTGCCAAGTCAGCAAGTATCGGCGTCTTGTCCTTGCGTGCGCTGTACTGCCTGTTCTGCTGTGCGATCATCAGTACTGGGCAGTCATGTCGCTTGGCAAGCATCTTTAGCGCCCAAGTGATATCTGCCACTTCCTCCTGCCGGCTGTTGCGCCGTCTGTCGCTAGACACAAGACCGATGTGGTCTACCATCACAAGGTCTATCCTGCCGTACCGTCTCTTTACCTGAGCCACCTTAAGCGCGATCTGTGACGGCTTGCTGCTATCAAGGTCGTACACGACGCGCATGTCACTGATGCGACCAACTGCTGCCGCTATGCCGTCATAGTCATCGTCTCTCAGCTTACCAGTCAAAATATTCTTTGCCGAAGCTCCACCAAGGCTTGCGAAGTGCCTAACCGCAAGCTGAATTTCTCCCATTTCGCGCGAGAAAACGAGCACAACTGGCTTTGATACTGAGAGAGCGATATTCTCAAGCATGGTTGTCGCCGCCGTAGTCTTACCGCCCTTTGGTGGCCCAAACAGCGTCACTAGCTCGCCGCCACGCAATCCTCCATACATCAGGTCATCCAAGTCTGGGATGCCAGTACTAAGACCTGCGAACTGTCCGTCAACCCGCTCCTGGACGAACTTCAGCCCCATTTCTGCTATCTCTGACGCCGTAACCACACCACGGCCACTCCCTTCCTGTATGGTATCGTCTAGCGCCGCCGATGCTGACGATACTGCATCATCATACGTCTGCGATGTGTCTACTGACGCAATAGCCTCTCGCAGTTTGCGCTTTAGATCCATGCGCCTGCCGTAGTCAGTGATCTGCTGGATATAGCTTTTTAGCGTGTATCCACCGCTACTGGTGTTTTGCGCGTCCTGAACCATATCAACAAGATCAGATAGCGTCCGATCCTTGACGACGCCGTGCGACTGCATTGCCTCGTGGACGCCTATAAGGTCTACAGTCAGGTCGGCCGCCCTACGCCCCATCCATGCTACGTACACGCTACGGTGGAACGCGTCGCTAAAGTGCTGAGGATCGATGGTCTCCATCGCATGCGTGATAGTAACTCCCGGTGCCATCATCGCACCAAGCAAGGTACGCTCGTACATCAGGATGCGCTTGCGAGTCTCGTCGACCTCGTGCGCTTCGTCGCCATCAAAGTACTCGTCCATTCAAATCTCCCGTAATCGACGCATAAGCGCCTCAAATGTTCATTTGATGTCTACGTATACAACGCAACACAAAATCATCTTGGCGGTGCCATATCTCGCAAGCAATCGCCACCACCTAAGCTATCAAGTCCTGCATCCCAAACCTAATCGCGTTTTGCTTACCTGCCGTCGTCAGGAAAAACTGCCCATCCCGTGTAACTGCCCATAGCTTCAGGTAGTCTCCACGTACGTAGTTACGGAATGTCTGCCTCCAGTCAATTTGTAGCTTAGACGGTTTTACGGTGTCTGCAAAAGTTTTCCACGCAAGGATCACGTAGTCTGCAGGTAGCCCGTCTGCAAAGATTGGATCGTCCTTGCTCACCAGACTTCTACCAGCCTCACGCTCTGTTTCGATCCATTTCTGCAGAGTCATCTTTTTCGAGCGAGGAGTAGAGATAGCATCCTTGGATGCGTCTGCTTTTTTATCTTTTTCTTTATCTGTGTTTATATCTGTTTCTTTATATACATTTGGCGTGGATGCCAAATCGAGTTGGCTAGGTTCACAAATGCTTTTGTTGCCCTCGCCATTGACGTCTACGCTATACCACCTTGTCCTGTCATGCTTGTTTTCATTGAAGCAATCGACCATTACAACCCCTGCAGCTACAAGTTTTTCAATGGCACGCCTAATCTGATCTGACGTCATCTCAGGGAACAGATCAGAAAAGGCTTTTACGGAATTATAAGTCCAGTACCTACCGTTATAGCAATGCTGTTCATTTGCAGCGTTTTTGCTCACCCAGAACCTGATATTGTACAAAATTACAGCAGCAATGATCCCATGCTCCTTCGCTTCAACGACTTCGTATGAGTGGATCATTATCAATCTCCAATTGTCTCAAAGTAGAATTCATGCATTTCTGGAGCTTTCGATATAAGTCCGCGAGAGCTAAGCTCAACATACTGACGCGTTGTTATTGTTATTCCGTACTCACTGTTTTTGAGTGACTCATACATCCTGTATTCGTCAATGCTCTTAACGCCCTTTGCTGTGTTGCATGTCCTGCATGACGGAACAAGGTTTTCGTATTCGTGACCTCCTCCAAGTTTTCTTGGATGCAAGTGATCTATGTTTAGCGATTCTTCGTTTAGTTGCAAACCGCAGTACCAGCACTTCCATCCTTTGAGACGCGCTACTTTTAGTCTCTTTTGCTTAGAAATTACATTACTCATGATTAATCTCCCAACATATCCGCAATGGTGCGAGTGTACTGCAATCTCTCACTTGCATCCAATTGAGTTTGTTTATCGAG